CGTATTGTTTTGTTGCAATACCTAAATTTTTTGTTGGGTTACCAAATACTGTAACCTCACCTGTGCTATCTCCTTCTAACCAAGTTGTCAAAGTAGAACCATCTGATCCTGCAATTATCATTGCTCTAGTTTCACCTGCTGTATTACCAGAGGCATTTCCTATAATAACATTACCTGATCCAGTTTCTATAGTTTGACCTGCATTATAACCTACAAAAGTATTTTGTTGTCCTGAAGATACTTTTAAACCTGCGTTTGCACCTATAACAGTATTTTTTTCTCCTGTTGCGTCTTTACCTGCTGAATGTCCTACGGCTGTACTTTTTGCTGTAGATGTAACTGATTGTAAAGCTGCAAAACCCACGGCAGTATTATCATCTCCTGAAGTAATTGCTCTTAAAGATGTTTTACCAACGGCAACGTTTTCTTGTGCTGAACTCAAAGTACCTGTCACCGAGTGACCGATCATTATAGAGTTTGAGAAGTTTGTTCCTTCTTGTTTACCAGTAATTACACCAGCATTTAAATTAGTACCATCTCCGAAAGTAGTATAGATTTCGTTAAAGTTATCGTTGATTAAATCACCACCAGCTCTAATAGTAGAACCTGTGCCGTCATTAGGAGTTGAACCGATTGCTATTGTTTGTTTTGCCATTTCTATCTCTATTTATAGTTATATTTATACACTTGTTTTGTCAAATTTTTTGTTTGTTGAATCAAATTTTAAAGTATTACCACTGAACGATTCTTCACCTGGGAACGTAATATCTGTTGGAAAAGCAAAGTTGGTCTTCAACATAAAACCAAAATCATCTTCTTGTGAGTTTGTTCCACTTATCATACTTAATAACGCTGGTGTACCATCTAAACTTGATCTAGTACCAGTGACTTTTAATTCATTTAATCTGTTGAAAGTATTACCAGTTGTACCATTAATACCACCTGATCTGTTACCTGTAACACCATATGCTGTATTTGCAAATCTATTAACTGATTTAAAACTAGGACCACAATATGCAAATCCTTGATTTATAGTCACGTCTGTTCCAACTTTTCTTCTTATTCTTAAATTCAATCTAACGCCTATAGGAGCTCTTGTTAACGTCACGTCTCTTTGATTAGTTGTTATTGAAACTAAACCTTCTTCTTGATGAGAGTTTGATCTTAAACTTGTACCATCATCAACTGTTCCTATTCTTCTACCAAATACAGTTTCAAATATTAATTTCATCATTGCAATTATTGGTTCACCAATTACACCAGTGTTTATTGCCTCTGCAACTTTAACTCTCATATTCAATCTGTTTTCTATATCAACTTGTCCTGTAAAATAAAAACCTGAAGTATGCATTGTTTTTTTAAATGCGTCTCTCCATAAATTAATTGAGTTACCTACTTTTAATACATAAGAAAAATCTTGATAGTATAAACTATCTTGTACTTTCATTGTAGACTCTGAAATATGTCCTTTTTCATTTATAAATCTACCATCTGTATCAACTACAGCAGTTACGTTTACAGTTGTTGTAGTAACATCTAATTTTTTTAATGTAGCACTACCTGTACCAGACGCTACTGTTTCGTCTTCTTGAAAAGTACCTGAAACTTCTTTTAATTTTAAAATATTAGTACTTGCATTAAAACCTGTAACTAAACCTGTTGCGCCTGAAGTAGCACCTGAAACTGTATCTCCATTAGTAAATGTACCTGTAACTGACATCACAAATAAATTATTTACAAAAGATAATGTAGGTGGTGTAGGACTTTGTTCGTATTTAATACCTAAATTAGATGTTGATATTCCTAAAACTTTTCCTACGTCTGTACCATATGCTAATACACTTGCACCTGATCCTGATGTAGATGTAACTGAAACAGTTGGTAAAGATTTATATCCGTCACCACCGTTTGTTAAGTAAATATCTGTAATATCTCCTACGCCTGATTCAAAAACAATTTTATCTCCTGTAAGATGATCGCCAGCAGATGTTTCTTCTTCTAATACAATATGATCAGTGTCTTCATTAGAAACTGCACCGTTAACAACTGTAACTACACCAGCTGCATTTAAACCAAATGTGCCTGTGTTAGTAAAACTTAAAATATCTCCTATTTCATAACCTGTTCCACCAGCGTCTACAAATGTTTCTGTTATCTTACCAGAACCTACATCACTAATTTGCATAGCAGCTTGTTCACCACCACCTGTGATTTTTATAAGATCGTCTGTAGTATAAAGATTACCATCGTTAGTAATTGTTTTTGTTCCTGGTATACCTGTAATAGTAGCTAAAATGTAATAATCTGATTGATCAGTTTCAGTACCCTCTATAATTTCACTTACAACAAAAGTACCTACAATAGTTTCTTTGTTTATAGTAATTTCAGAAACTTCATTAGCGCCAATGTAAAATTTTTCAACATTTTCTACTATTGCTGTTGCGTTTGATGTTCTTCCTTTTATTTGTCTTCCTATTAAACTTAAAGTTTCTCCTTGTGTACTTAATACTCTTAAAACTGTTTGTGTGTTCCAAGTACCATCTGATACCTTCATCATATTCTGTCTAGGATAAAATGTTTCAGATTTATCGTTAAAAAGTATTCTAAAAAATAATTCGTGACCTTTTTGTGTACCTTTTAACTTATATAGAGATTTTATATTTTTTATTAAATTTCTTTTGTTTATTCCTGAAGATAAATTCTCTGGAATAGTTTTAAAAAACTCATTTCTAAAATTATCTAAAAATTGAGAAATAACTTTATCTGGATCTCTAAAATTTGTTAATTGTTGAATACTATGAACAGGATTAGGTCTATATGTATTAACAACTGCTTCAGCGTTAGAACTTTCACCTTTAATTATTTCACCTGTTATAAATTTGTCTTGTGCTGTTATGAATAGTCTATTTGAATCTAAATCCTCAGTTAATACTACAGATGTTGCTTTAGAAGTTTGTCCTGTTATAGTTTCTCTATATGTAAATTTACCAAAACTACTATCTTCTAATATTATCTTATCACCAAGGTCTAATTGAGTATTTTCAGCGCCAAGTGAACCACCATCTAATACTAAATTGTTTTGTATGCCTGTTTGATTTTCTAAATTAATTCCGTCTGTAGATTGAATAGAAGTTACGCCTAATTCGGCAGCTTCCATAAATTGATAATAAGTTTTTAAAAACTCTACAAATTTTGGGTGATCATCAACAACAAAATCTGGTAATTGAGTGTTTATTAAATTGGATATTTTATTATCAAATTTTGCCATTGGCTAAATTAGTAACTTGTTGTAGTATTGTAGCCTACGCCGGCTTCAGATGAACCACCAACAAATGTATCTTCCTCTACAGTTATATTTGAGTTTGTAACGTCTATTTCTACCACTTGATTTCTAACAGGCACAATATCGTTTGAATTTGGTTTAACTGTAATTTCAATAACGTTGGAAACAGCATTTCTTATATTTGATATTGAAGCTACGTTCAATGAGTTTAAAGTAACTTGACCTGTTTCATAATTAACAGTACCTTGTGTATTGTTAGCATAAGTTTTAACACCACTTACTAGATAATATCTTCTAACGTTACCATTACTATCATCATCTAAAAACATTTCATTATTACTGCCTGTAACTTTAAAACCAGTTGATGATAATACACTTGAATGACCTGAATGAGGATTATAAATTGCATTTCTAAAATACACATCGTATTTTGTTGAAGACGCTATAGTTGGTGTAAAATTCTTTCTCATATTAATAGTTGTTATGTTAGATAGTATACTTGTATCAACATCATCTATTAAACCTGTTAATTTAGAAAATCTAAACACACCATCAAATTTTTGTAAAGTAGTTGTGTTATAGTTTGTAACAGCCGTAACTATTTCTGACTTAATAGTGTCAGCAGATTTACTAGTACCTTTTTTATCGTACTTAGCTACACTTGTTAACATAATTGATGTTGTTTCTGGATCAACTATTGCTGGTCTAACTGAAGCTACGTTGTAAGGTATTAATCCTTTTACAATAGAGGCTTTTGTTGTTTCTGTTAAAGTAGAACCTGAAGCTGCTTTGATAGCAATGTTTACAACACCATAAACCGGTGTTTCATCGTCTTCTCCTCCCCAAGCACTAACTGATAATGCATTAGGATATAATGTCTTAACTATTGATTCATAATCTGTAGCTGTAACTGCTCTATCTTGTGCTGTATATTGTAAAGGCGCATTAAATCTTATAGACTCTTTTGTTTCGGCCTCTGATCCGCCTTGAGCATTTGCTTTAGTAGATATAGTTACGTTACTAAAAGCACCGATACTACCGGCTAACTCAAAAGTTTTAGCACCGTTAGCTTCAGTTTTGTTTGTAACGATATATTCTAATATAACTATATTACCATCTTCTAATTTTTTACCAATAACATCATCACCAAAATAAACTTCAAATTTACCGTTATCTGTTTCTTGTAAAAAGTAAATTTTAGATGTATCTGTTATATTTCTTAAACCTGTAGCTAATGTGTAAGTGTTTAATGTTGAATCTGATACAGAGTTTTGAACTGTTACTTTTAAAGTAGAAGTATCAGCATTTAAATTTTGTATTATATACCTTTGATCTGTATCTGTACTATCAACTGTATATTTAAAAGTAACTAAAGTACCTTCATGTAAATTAACGTTTGAAAATTTATAAACACCATTTGAAGGTGTAATTGTAATATCTTCATTAGTTAAAAAGTTATAACCTGTGCCATCTACTGAACTTGTAAACGTTGTACCTTTATTCATTAAGATACTTGAACCTGAAGCGTTGTTTACTGTTATGTCAATAGTTGATACTGGCGCTCTAACAGATGATGGTGTATATCCTATCATCTTTGCTAATGCAACTATATTTTTTCTTATGTCTGCACTATCTAAATAAGTTTCGTTAACTAACATATTAGCATTGAAGCCAAGATAGTGTGTGTTGTATGCTAATGTATCTAAAAGAACGGCAAAGCCTGATCCTTCAAAATTATAGTCTGAAAATTCTGGTTGATTTTGTAAAAATGTTTTTAAATTTGATTTTACGTTATCAAAGTCAAAATCAGATACTACTAGTTTATTGCTTGCCATTTTATCTTAATCTTTCTAAAAATGTTTCTACTGTTATTGGCTCCGATGAACCTATAACATAGAACATAATTGTTAAATGATAACTATTTCTATCTAAATTTGGTCTAGCTAAAATTTGTACTAATTTTATTCTAGGTTCAAAATTATTTAGAACTTCGCCAACTTTTCTTTGTAAGTTAAGTGCTGTAAGAGGTGTCATTGGTTCAAATAACATTCTTCTAACATCACTGCCAATTTCTGGATGAAAAGGTCTCTCAAAGTGAGAAGTATTAATTAAATTTCTAACACTTCTTTTAACGGCCTCTACATCGGTCAATTTATTTACATCACCTGTTACTACATTACGACCAAAATTCAAATCCAAGTCTTTATAGATTCTATTTGCTCGTTTACTGTTGTTAGTGTTACTACTATCAAAATTTGGCATTACGTATATATTTATACGTTAACCAGCAAAGATATTTGAAGAACCTGAAGTCATTGCTCCAGCGTCTGTACTATCACCTATTCTAGCTATTGGACTACCACAGACTGAAACTGTTGAACTGCCTACATTAACGTTTGCAACGTGAGGGGCACAAGGAGGTGCCGGTGGGAAAGGGTGACTTACTGTTGGGTCACCCACTCTTGCGATTAATATACTATTTGCCCGAACTGTACTTTGGCCAGGCGTATCTAGTGTTGTTGTACCAGTACATATGTGACCGGTACTTAAACTATCGCCTTTCCTACAGATTGACGGCATTTATCTCCCCATTTCTCTTAAAGCTTTAGCAGCCGCTCTTGCTTTTTCTACTCTGGCCGCTTCTCTAATTTTTCTACCAACTGGTATTTGTATAGAGGTGCTAATATTTTTACCTTTTTTACTAATATATTCAGCTCCAATCCATTTATCTTTAAAATCACCTTGAACTGACATTACTGCCTTCTTCAAACTCATCGCTTCTTTCTCTTTTTCATCACCTGCTTCATTCCAAAACTTAAATATTCTCATTTTTGCCATTTTTATTCTCCATTATTAAATATTATCATATTTTACAGTATCTTCCCAATTATCATTGTCTTTTTCGCAACTACAATGTGTACAACATACGGTTTTTTGTGATTCTCCGTAATCTTGTAAACAATTTTTGCCACAATGCGATTCGTGTCCACAATTTTGACAATAAATTTGTGAATTTACCATAATATTATTTATAATTAAAATTTACAAGACATTTGAGCATGTTTTAGCTCAGTTTCACTTAAATTTTCTTTATTTTTTAACGCTGATTCGCTAATTTTTTCTAAATCCGGCTTAATTTTACAATCCTCAACAGTTTTTGAACAGGAAACCAGTACAAAAAGTGAACAAACTGCAATTATTTTAATTATTTTCATATTTTACGC